ACAAAAACCACTGCATGGAATGGTACTGTGAGTTGCGTGATCGGCTTTTATTTCGGCAGCGCCAACGAAGCTAGATATTTTTTCAACAGTGGCGGCCAGATACGCATCAGTTCATCTAGAACTGGTGGCACAACCAGTGCTCAAAACACAGCATGGACAAATTTGTTGACAGCAGTAGGCACACAGACATTTGGGGGAAATAACCCCGGCACTGGCACTACACCCAGCGATGGCTTAAATTGGTATCGTTGCACCAGCACTTTTCAAACATACTATACTGGTACAGCTTCCAGTCCTTATGGCGCTAACAACATACAGTTACAGGCTCGGGTCACTGACGTCAGTAACAATTCAACTGGTACCGCAGCCTATGGAGAAATCCGTGTGGTATTCACAGACGGATACGTTGATGCAGTAGTGGGAATTCCTCCTAGCAGAGCGTTTGGTCCAGATAATGTACCACCTGCTGATTTAGTAGATGGCACACTTACTGTATCGTGTAATCTACGATATGCAACTGGAATCATGGTTCCCAGCAGCGCAGTGTTCACAGTATCACAGCCCACGTTAGGCATAGGTGCAATATCATCTGACTACACAGCCCCTGCAGCATTAGCCACATATTCACCATCGATATTCTTCGACAGTTTGGTTTTTGATCTCAATAACTATCTCACTGAATACTATTACCCTATTCAAGCTGCTCCCGGATCGGGCTACGGCCAATATAGATTAGATGGTCGGGACGGCCCCTCTGTGTCATTCGATCATTATATAGCGAGCGGCGGGGCCGCCTTCACAAATACCATGTTCACCGGCGCCGGCGGAAATTATACTATTCCCTGCAATGACTCAGACTTTTTTGCTCTGTATACGGGCACCCTAGCAGGTGCAGAACCTGCCACGGCTGTTAGTATTCGATATCAAGTAGCTAAAACTACCACAGTATATGATGGTGATTTTTATGTGAAAACTTTCGGGTATGGTGATCAGGATATTGCCCCAACCGAGCGAGTGGCAAATGGTGTATATGTTTTAAATGATGATCCAGCACCAGATCCAAGTCCGCCATTTGTGCCTTATCCCGCTGGCAGCTATCCTACCAGCCGTCCTCTTACAGCATTCGGGTATCGACCGGGATCCAACAGAACAGTGGGATGGGGGAAAACCGGTAGATATCGAGCCCTTAACGGTTACAACAGCGGGTTTATCTATGAAAATGCCACAGTCAATGGTTTCCAGGTATATGCATATCGAAGAGTTAGTTTTGGCGGATCATCGGCTGGATATTTCGGCTCAATCTACTACCCAGCTGTGTGCGATCTATACATGTTGATAGGACATCCTAGATGGAATTCTGTGTTTGGGCCTGTGAACTGGTCAGACAGCGGGTTTAGTGTGGCACAGGCTGCTCATCTAAAAATGTCTAGCAGCACAAATGTTTTACATACCTACTCCTATAAATAAACTACGCAGTTTATATTAGGAGAATGTATGCAACAGCAGCTGAAAGCAGCTTTGGATTTTGCCAATTATCAACAGACTTTTTCTATTCAGAAAAAAATCCTCAAAGAAAGATCTGAAGCCAAACTCAACTACGGCCACGGTGGTGGCATATTTCGCATTGACAGAGATTTGCTGACTTTTGTAGAAATGCTGTGTGCCAAAGGCAGACTCACCGATATAGTACTGCTTGATGTAAATCAAAATCCCGTGTTGATCAGTGACGTGCAGGCATTCTGCGACGAAATATTCAGTAGATATTTTGAAGTCACTAATGAATATTTCGCTCAATATCAACAGATTAAAAAAAGCAGATCTGTGGAAAAGCTAATACAGTCATGAACAAAGGCATTTTGATCTATGCGCATAACAATCGCACAGTAGACTATGCTTTGCTCAGCATAATCAGCGGCGGTTTGGCTAAAAAACATCTTTCAGTGCCAGTAAGTTTAGTCACTGATTCTACCACAGTTGAGTGGATGAAACAGAGCTCGGTCTTTGATTTGGCCAACACCGTATTTGACAAGATTATATTAACTGAAAAACCAGAAACCAGTAATCAACGATTTCTCAGGGACGGTATCAACGGTCAGATGGTGCCGTTCACTAACACCAACAGGCATTCAGCGTGGGAGTTAACTCCCTATGATCGCACACTGTTGATTGACAGTGACTATTTCATACTCACTGATAATCTCAACAGCTATTGGGATGTTGACCAAGACGTTATGATAGGAGAATCTATCAACGATATTTACAGCCAACACAGATTGGGATACCTTGATGTCAACATTTCCGAAACCGGAGTGAAACTATATTGGGCCACAACAGTGATGTTTACTAAAAATCCTGTTTCTAAATTGTTTTTTGACACTGTGGATTACGTCAAACAACATTATCTGTATTACTCTGACGTTTTTAGATTCGATCATAGACAGTTTAGAAATGACATTGCTTTCAGTGTTGCTAAACATCTGTTAGATGGATTTGAAGAAACTACCTTAGGCAGACTGCCGGCAATTCTATCAGCCCTAGACAAAGACATATTATACGAAGTTGACGGATCTACGTTGAAATTTTTAGTTGACTATAAATTAGACAACACATATTGTGCTGCTGCCGTACGTGATGTTGATATTCATATCATGAATAAACAAAGTATTGTGAGACACAAACAGCAATTATTGGAGATGATATGAATTTTGGATATCTGTTGATAGTTGCAGAACATGACACAGTTGATTATCTAAGCATGGCCTACGCTCTTGCACTCAGCATCAAGAACACTCAGAAACCGGGCTATGACAAAGTTGCTCTGGTAATTGATGATAAAAGTAAAGTTGAAAAGTTAAAGAGTCCGTGGGTGTTTGATCATGTTATAGAATGGGATCAAGAAACGTTTTGGGATGGGCGTAGCTGGATGGATCAGTTGACACCGTTTGACCACACAGTATGCCTAGATGCCGACATGCTGTTCATGCGTGATTACAGCCATTGGATTGATTATCATGTTGATAATTCTCAGCTGTATATTGCCAACCGAGTTCATACCTATAGGTCACAGACAGTCACTGACAGAACTTATCGCAAATGCTTTGACAAAAATCATTTGCCTGATGTATATTCTATGTGGACCTTTTTCAGTAAAGACTCTCAATTAGCTCGAGACTTTTTTGATCTGGGTAGACACATCATCAAAAATCCTGTGGAGTTTGCCAATGTATTTTTATCAGAATATAAACCCAAGGTAGTAGGCACAGATGAAGCATTTGCTCTGGCAGCAAAAATTTTAGATATTCAAGATCAAATAGCATACCCATTAGAGTTTCCTAGAATTGTTCATATGAAACCTATGATACAGAACTGGCCTTGGCCTGCAGACACCTGGAGCAACCATGTGGGATTTTATCTTGACAAAAAAGCTCAATTAAAAATCGGAAATTATCAACAGCATGACATTGTACACTACGTAGAAAAAGATAAAATCACCGATGAAGTAATTAACATCTTAGAGGAAATAGCATGGAAACTATAGAAACCATAGAAGATTTTGAAAAATGGATGGCATCATATCGTCCAGCACCCACTGTATATGTGGCAGTGTTTGATCCTATCACAGGCAAGGTCATAAGCGTGGGTCCTGATTTTGCTTTTCCTAACGAAGCCAACAAAGTTGTAGTAGACAGTCATTTAGCTGAATCTATAATCAACGCTGAGATACAGATAGAAAACTGCATGATAGATATCAGCTCTGGCAATTTAGAAATTGCAGAATTGAAAACTCTAATCAAACTCGACGATGTGTTGCATAGAATTGTGTCAACCGAATATTCCGCAGTCACGAAACCAGATGTATATTTGACATACACCAAGAAAACTAAAACATTAAAAATACAGTTATCACAGGAACTCGGCGGAACAAAAAAATCAAAGATCGAAGGCACTCGAAGAAATTTTGTCTGGGATGGCAGCACTGAAATGAATTTTTTAATTACTGCGTATAATGATCCTAACATACTGTATCAAACTCATGTTATCACTATCAATGATCTCGTCGGTAAGACTGTGACTGTGAAAAATATTGACTTTGATCATTTCAGTGTATACACACGCAGATTGTTTAAAAATTACGTAATAGAATATAAATGAAAACAGTAGAATTTGATGTAGTGTTTTTGAGCTACGACGAACCCAACGCAGATCTGCATTATGCTGACCTATGCAATAAGGTGCCCTGGGCCAAACGAGTCCACGGAGTAAAAGGTTCAGACCACGCACACAAAGCCGCAGCAGAATTAAGTGAAACAGAATGGTTCATTACTGTTGACGCAGACAATATTGTTGATCCTGCATTCTTCAATCTTGATCTTAACATGGATGATCCTAAGATACAGGTCTATGGATGGTGCGGTCGTAACACTATCAATGGCCTACGCTATGGCAACGGTGGATTAAAAATCTGGAAGAAAGATTTTGTACTCAACATGCGCACACATGAGAACGCAGACAGCGATCGTGGACAGGTAGATTTTTGTTGGGAAGATGGTTATAGAAATTTTCCCAGAGTCTACAGCGAAAGTGTTATCACAGGTAGTCCGTTCCAGGCGTGGAGGGCAGGATTCCGCGAAGGTGTTAAAATGACGTTACTTGATGGAGTTCGTGTACCTCCTCAAGAAATTCGAGAACAGATTTGGTGGCACAACATTCATAGACTGCGTATGTGGTCTACAGTTGGAGCACATGAAGAAAATGGCATGTATGCAGTCTACGGTGCTAGATTAGGTACATGGTTAGCAAATTGCACTGAGTGGAATTATGTGGAAGTTCGAGATTTTGAAATTCTCAGAGGTATTTGGGAGCAGTACGGACGACCGTATGAAGAGGTAAATGGTGACGGCCTTGACACTGCCATTCAAGACCTTGGTGAAAAAATCAAACAACAGCTGGGATTTGATTGGCCGTTTCTTGATGCAGCACAAAGCAAGTATACATTGGATCTATATGACGAAACAATTAATCTGGGGCTAACATATTACAGGGCCACCGACAATGTATGATATATTTTACGTTGGCAAAAGCTCAGTAGACAACCACGCATGGCAGCAGTTTCGAACTAGATTCCCTAATGCACAAAAACTTGAACATGTTCGAACATTTGAAGAAGTAAGGTCTCGAGCGTTTACAAAGTTTTTTTGGGTGGTCTGGGATTACGTAGAATTAGATCCTGACTTTCATTTAGATTATTGCGTAACTAAATGGGATGAAAATTACATTCATGTGTTTCTAAATAATCAATACTATGACGGAGTTTGTCTCTTTCCAAAATCTGCAAAGATATTGCAACGTGAGTGGGATTATAGATTTTTCACTAATAAAAAAGAAATGGAAGTAGTAGCAAGTAATCCTAAGAAGCTCGACGTGGCATTTATATCCTATCATGAACCTTTTGCTGAAGAGAGATACAGCGAGCTTGTTTCTAAATTAACAGGAAATAATGTTTATTGGATTAAAAATATCAAAGGCATACATCAAGCACATATAGAAGCTGCTAAAACAGTTTCAACAGACATGTTTTATGTAGTAGATGCTGATGCTATCGTTTTAGATACCTTTGATTTTAATTATCATATTCCTTACTACGACTTCAACGCCAAGTCCACAGTGCATGTTTGGAAAAGTACGAACCCAGTGAACGGATTAGAATACGGCAACGGAGGCGTAAAACTTTTACCAAGGCAACTGACCATAGACATGGATCTTTCAAAGCCAGACATGACCACAAGCATCAGCAAATGGTTTAAACCCATGCCAGAAGTTTCAAACATAAATGGTTTTAATACTGATCCATTTAACACATGGAAGTCAGCATTTAGAGAATGCGCTAAGTTAGCCAGTCGTGTGATTGCTCGCCAGCAGGATGCAGAAACGCAGGAACGATTACGAGTATGGTGCGAAGAGTCTAATGATCAATATGCTATTGACGGATCTATTTGCGGTCGAGATTATGGTATAAAAAACAAAACAAATTTACAAACCCTAAAATTAATAAACGATTTTGTATGGCTTAAGGAACAGTTCGATGGACGATATAGCAAGAATTAAAAAATTCATTCCTATAATGAATGAGATATCGCCGACCTTCTGTATGGCGAAGTGGCACCACACCACTATCTATTTGCAAACAGGCGAAACACATAGTTGTTATCATCCAGCTCCTCATAAGATTCCTTTAGATGAGATTGTTATAGATGCAAGTGCATTACACAATACCAACCAAAAGAAACACGAACGACTGGAAATGCTCAATGGCGGAAAACCCAGTGGTTGTAATTACTGCTGGAACATCGAAGCCATGGGAGATGATTATGTTTCAGATCGCAAAGAACGTAACAGTACAATATATACACCGGAACGTTTTGCTAAGATCAAAGACGGAGATTGGGATCAAAATATTAATCCACAGTATATAGAAATTTCGTTCGGAAATGAATGCAATTTCAAATGCGGATATTGCCATCCAAAACATTCTAGCAGTTATTACAAAGAAATCAAAGATAATGGACCATATGATATGGTTAAAAATCATAGGAATGATATTGACTGGTTTCAAATCTACGAAGAAGAAACTAATCCTTATGTAGAAGCTTGGTGGCGGTGGTGGCCAGAAGTTTCAAAAACTTTGACTATTTTACGTATTACTGGCGGAGAACCGTTATTACAAAAATCAACTTGGAGACTTTTAGATGAGCTTGATAATAATCCTAAACCTAATCTTGAGCTTAATATTAATAGCAACTTCGGGGTCAAACCGATACTCATCGATCGATTAGTAGAAAAAGTAAATGGATTGTTAGCCAAGGGTGCTATTAAAGATTTTAAAATTTTTACCAGTATGGATACATGGGGAGCACCTGCCGAGTACATTCGTACAGGACTAGATTTAACTGTTTGGGAACGTAACCTGGATACCTATCTAACAAAAACACAGTTACCGATTACATTCATGATTACATTTAACATACTAACTGTTACAAATTTTCAAAGTCTATTACAAAAGATTCTAGAATGGCGTGAAAAATATAACGGATTCGATCAAAACAAATGGCAGCGTATTCGATTTGATACACCCTACTTAAAAGAACCCCTGCAGTATGACATGAATATTCTGCCTAAAGATGAATTTATGCCTTACATGAAAAGCCACCTAGACTTCATTCTAGCCAATCTAGACGATAAAAACCGTAGTAAATTCAACGACTTAGAGTACGCTAAATTTGAAAGAGTTGTAAAATACATGGAAACCACGATCTATACCCCAGAAAAAGTAAAAGAGGGGCGTAGAGACCTGTTTAATTGGTTTACTGAATATGACAGACGACGCAATACTAATTTTGTAAATACATTTCCAGAATTGGCCAACTTCTACAAAGACTGCAAGGAGACAGTGTAATGAGTAAGACCATATTAATCACCGGCGGAGCAGGATTTATTGCCCATCATTTAATCGATAAACTTTTATCCGAAACTGATTGGAGAATTGTAACTTTAGATAGATTAGACTACAGTGGTAATTTAAATAGATTGCACGAAGTAGTGTCGAGCTATCCTGAAATAGAACGCAAGCGGGTGCGAGTAGTCCACCATGATCTAAAAGCAGAATTGAATCCGCAAATTAGATCGATGATAGGCAGAGTAGATATTATCGCACACCTTGCGGCTGGTAGTCATGTTGATCGTTCAATTACATATCCCATGGAATTTGTACAGGACAACGTAGTTGGAACTGTGAATTTAATGGATTATGCTCGTAATTTAGATAGTCTAGAGTTATTTGTTTATTTCTCCACTGACGAAGTATTCGGACCTGCTCCATACGGAATTAATTACAAAGAGAATGATCGATATAACTCGACTAATCCGTACAGTGCCAGTAAAGCTGCCGCAGAAGAATTTGTTGTGGCATATGAAAACACATATAAATTACCTGCGATAATTACACATACTATGAATGTGTTTGGAGAAAGGCAACATCCAGAAAAATATATTCCGCTGTGTATAAAGCGTGTGAGAGATAATCAAAAAATTTCCATTCACTCAAACCCAGAAAAAACCAAAGCAGGATCACGACACTATATTCATGCCAAGGATGTAGCAGATGCACTGTTGTTTTTATATAAACAAGATCTGTCTAAGCTGCCAGCAGACCCTGGAGGAGCGAAATGCCAAAAATTTAATATAGTAGGTTCAACTGAAATTGATAATTTAGAACTTGCACAGTACATTGCTGACGTTCAAGGAAAATCTTTGAATTACGAAATGTTAGATTTTCACAGTCAACGTCCTGGGCATGATCTAAGATATGCTCTCGACGGCAGCAAGATGAAAGAGATGGGATGGGTGCCACAGCCAGTATACCAGCGATTAGAGGAATCTATACACTGGACTTTAAAGAATGACAGATGGTTAGTGATTTAATTAATTTACAAAATATAGAAAAGGCCTTTGGCGAGTTCAATAGTACTGCGTATTCGCACTGTGTTATTGATAATTTTCTACAGGAATCTGTTGCAGATAAAATTGCAGAAGATTTTCCTACCTACGACTCTGGAATGTATAACGGTACATACAATAATCAGATCGAACTTAAACGTACTTGTAACATCTGGGATAGATTTCCTCAAAGCATATATCAGTTAATATACTGGTTAAACTCTAAACAATTCACGGACCTGCTTGTTGGACTAACCGGAACTACAAATTTATACACAGATCCTGGCATACATGGCGGTGGCCTGCACTGTTATCCGCAAAGCGGAAAATTAAATCCTCATCTAGATTACAGCATTCATCCCAAGCTGCATCTTCAACGTAAATATAATTTGATAATTTATCTTACTCCTCAATGGCAAACAGAGTGGGGCGGAGATTTTGGTATTTGGAATTCAGACAGCAGTGGACCTACAACTTTATTTCGCACAGTGTCGCCTATGTTTAACAGAGCAGTGATATTTGATACCACACAAAGCACTTGGCATGGATTGACCACTGCTGTAGAATCCCCAGCCGGCATTACAAGAAACAGTATTGCTATGTATTATTTGACAGA